CATGTCATGCTGGCTGCGCAGCTGGAGATTGCTCTGCAGCAACGCGTTCGCCTTCGTCTTGAGCTCGGCCGATGCCTGAAGCCCACGCGCCTGCGCGGCCTGGTCGCCGGTCTTGACCGCGGCTTCCTCGAGCTGCTTGGACAGCGCGGTGAGCGCGAGCCCGTCTTGCTTGTCGATCTCAGCCTGCCGGGTCGCGTGGTACGCCTGCGCATCGAGCCCGGTCTGCCGGTCCAGGCCGAGCTTCTGGACCATGTGGTCCCGTTCTTTCATCTGCTGCTCGTTCGCGTCGTGGATATTCTGCTGCAGCATCTGGATCACGGGGTTCTCGCCCTTGATCCCTTGCAGCGCATTGCCGATGCCGGCAAGGATCGCGCCGATGCCGTAGCTGACCTGACCACCGACGCCGAGGTCGTCCATGAACTTGTTGCGGTTGAACTTCCACGACTCGATCTGCTTGCGGTCTGCGTCGAGCTTGGCCTCGTTGGTCGCGTAGATCTTCGCCCACTGCTCGTTCTCGGCCTTGCGCGCGGCAGCGTTCGCCGCCGCGGTCTGGTCGTACTGCTTGTACGCCTCGCCCATCGCCGCGTTGTGCACCTTCTCGGCCGCCACGCCGGCATCGATCGCGCGCTGCCCCTCCGCTGTGGCGGCATCCTCGCGCTGTTCGAGCCCGGTCATGCGCTGATCGAAGGTCTGCGGGCGGGCGGGCGCGGCGGGCCGGCCGGCTCCCGGTGGCGCAACGGGCGCCGGCGCCGGTTGCTTGCCGCCGCCGAATGCGCTCGCCGGGACCTGGTAGTCCCGCGGTGCCGATGCGGCGCTCACCGGCGGCGCGGCGACGAGCGGAGCTGCCGCGCTCGGCAGCGAGGTCGGTGTTTGCGGCAACCCCGGTGGCGCCGACAGGGCTCCGTTGTCATCCGGCGCTGGCGGTGGGGCCCAACCCATGCCCTGCACGATCGTCGGCGGCAACCCGCCGAAGTCGGACCCCGGCGGTGGCGGCGCAAGGACTCCGCCGGGCGCCCAGCCGAGACCCTGATATACCGACGGCGGCAGCAGGTCAGCGTCGGGCATCACGCGCCCCAGGTGCTGGTGTTGTAGGTCTCGCCGCCGGCGCTGAAGTTTCCGCCCGAATCCGGCCCGGCTGGTGCCGAACCTTGGCCGCGTTGCCGCGCGGCGAGCACCTGGCCTGCGGCGCTGATGCCTGCGCCCAACATTGCATCGTTGCGCTGGTTCGCATATTGCTGTGCCGCTGCCTGGGCACCCATCTGGCCACCGTTCATCGCGTTGAGCTGGCCCAGGAGTGCGAGGTAATTTCCGCTGTTGAGCTGGTTGGTGGCCAACTGGTAATTGGCGTTAGCGTTCGCCGCATTGAAATCGCCGGCGCGACCAGCGCTGCCGACCTGGCCCAGCAGACCCTGGGCGTTCATCTGGTCCTGGAGCGCGGCCTGCTGGCCCATGCCGGCCGCGGTCGAGCCGAGCGCGGCGCTCTGGTTGGCCGCGTTGCGGTAGGCGAGCGCTGCATTCCCACCGCGCGCCATGCGGGCACCGGCCTGCTGCGCGGCGAGCGCGTTGGCGTACTGGCGCTGCGTGGCGAGCTCGCCGGCGCCCATCTGCTGGCCGCTCGCGATGCCCTGGAGCTGGCCCACCTGCGCAAGCTGCGCGCGGCGGAACGGGTCATCGCCCATCTGCAGCTGCGGGGCCTGGTTGTGGGTGATGTCCTGGCCGCCGGCGCCGGACACGTTGTTGACCGCGCCCGTGGCGCCGCCCATCCAAGCGGGCGACCCTGGAGGCAGGGCGCTCGCCTGCCCGCCGCCGCCGCCGCCACCACCACCACCGCCGCCGTAACCGGCATTGATCAGCGCCAGGATTCGATCGCGGTCCTGATACTGGGGCTTCTGGTCATCGCCACCACCCGAGAACAGACCGTAGAGCCCGCCGATGCCGGCGCCGATGGCGGCGCCCCAGGGGCCCGCGGCAGATCCGAGTGCCGCTCCAGATGCTGCTCCGGTTGCGCCTCCGCTCCAGTTAGGCATGGTCATATTCCTTTCATGCTTGGCGCGCTGCGCCGACGCGGAAGTTGGGTCCAATGCCGCCCCCGATGAGCAGCAACTCGCTGAGCTCGAAGCTGGCGCCGTATTCGCCGTCGGCCTCGGTGTCTCCGATCAGGAATGAGATCGACTGGCACCGCTTGTTGATGTGGATGGCGCGCTGGTAGCGCGTCGTCCCTCCGCCGGAACCGCCATAGGGCCCCACACCGTACGATCCGGCGCCGTACACCGACGGATTGAAGTTCGCGTTTACGTCGCTGTCGATCTGGTTCGAGTAGTCGTCGTTGTAGTCGAGCCGGTACCGCACGTTGAGCGTGTGCGGCGAGATGAACCGCCCGAGGAACAGCGCCCAGAGCGTGCGCTGCCAGCCCTGCAGCTGCTGCGCGAAGTGAATCCACGCGGTCTCGATCTGCATGCGAATGTGGAGCTGGTCATCCTTGTACTGGCCAGGTGTCTCGACGAACACCCGCGAGTCCGGCCGCAGGTAATAGATCAGGTCATCGACGATCAGCGCGTCCAGCCCGACGTGATTGGTCCACGTGCCCCACGCGTTCCGGTTGTAGTCCCACATCAGCGTGCGCCCGCCGGTCGTGTCGGTCAGGTAGATCACGCGCTGTGCGGTCGTGACAAGCGCGGTGCGTACGACGGTCTGGCTGTCGTACTTCTGGACGTCGTTGCCGATGTTGACGATCTCTCGACCCCGCGAGAGCAACATGATTCCCTTCTTGCTCTTGAAGGTGATCCCCAGTGGGGTGAAGGCCACGCTCGCCGGCGCGATGCAGCCGACATCGGTGGTCACGATCTCGATGGGCGTGAACGCGTTCGCGCTCGGGTCCACGCTGGGGTCGGCGAGCGGACCCGGGCCGCCGAAGATGAAGGTCGCGGTCGCGCTGAACGGAATCACGGTATCGTCCATGACGCCGAGCGCGGTGAGGTCGCCGCCGAACGGGTCCTTGACGAGCGAGAGATCGACGGGCGCCTCGAGCGCGGTCTCGTCGGCGCGCTGCTGCGAGTACCGGACCATGTTCGGGTCGGTGGGGTCGAGCCACAGCAGCCGACCTTTGCTGCTCGCGATGACGCCGCCGGCCCACGGACTCGGCGAGTTCGAGAGGATGCCGCCGTTGGTGTAGAGCGGCTCGCGGGTGGCGAGCGTGGCATCGTCGAGCGAGTCAACGAAGGTCACGGTGTCGACGGTCGGATCGTTGAGTACGTAGCGGTTCGCGCCGGTGGTCACCGTCGGGTCGTTGCTGGTGCAGCGGTAGAGCGCGAGCGTCGAATCGGTGCCGGTCGCGCCCTGCTTCGACCGCGCGATGCAGATCCGCGCGTTCGAGAACCGCGTGAGCCGACACGGCGGGATGTTCATCGTGAACGACTTCGGCCCGCCGACCATCGTGGCGAGAAGCCCAGTGCTCGTCGGGCCGCGGTGGAGCTCGCCGTTGTCGTCCTGGACCTCGTACCACCACTTGTAGAGGTAGGTCCCGTTCGCAACGCTGCCCGCGCCGTCGATCGTGATGGCAGCGGCGAGGGACACCGGCGCCCCGGTCGTGTCGTAGCCGGCGTCGGGCGCGCAGTGGAAGTCGGCTTCCCGCCACTGATCTCCGTCGTACATCTGGGGCGCCGCGCTGGCGAGATAAAGCCCGCGGCCGAGCTGCGCGGTCGCGTAGACCGGCTTCATGGCGAGTGTCACCAGCTTGAGGCCCTGCTCGCTGAACTGGTCGCCGTTCTGCGAGCTCAGCTGGATGCGGTAGGGCAGCAGCACGGCGTGGTCTCGCGCATACACCTGGTCGTCGGCTTGACCCACGGGCATCACCGATGGGAGGTGCTTCGTCCAAGCGCGCGTCCCGGGGCCGGTCGTGCGCATGGTCGAGCCGGCGGCCTCGCCGGGCATGAGCCGCGCGACGATCGTGTTCCCGGGCGAGTTGATGCCGCTCGTATCGGACAGGCGCAGCGCGGCGACGTAGGGAAAGAATCGCACCGTGTGCGCGATCATCACGTAGGCGTCGCCGTCGACCGCCGAGGTGTCGAGGGTGTTCCCATCGTGCCAGGCGCGCGAGACGAGCCCATGCCCGCGAAGCGTCGTGGTGGTGGCATCGAGCGTGCTCGCGGTCTGCAGCGCGGCGCCGCTCACCACGCGGGTGAGGTCGCTGCTCGCCGCGGTGATCTCGGCAGCCCAGTACAGCACCGCCCGGCCATCGCTGCCGGCCGCCGCGAACGCGCCGGTGATGCGGGTCGCGGCGGCGCCGAGCGCGGCGACCGTGGCGGCGGTGCGGTAGATGGTGATGAGATCCTCGCCGTGTACAAAGCTCGCTCCGACGACATTGCCGGTTCCGATCCACATCACGGCGATCGTGTGTGTCACCGGGTCCCACGCTACTGCGATGGGCCCGTTGACCGCGGCGGCCGGGAATGCCACGGCCGATGGCAGGCCGTACAAGGGCGAGCCGATCGCGCCCTGCGGAGCCAGGTAGCCGACGCGAAACCCGCCGGTGCCCACGACCCACGCGATCAGCCCAGGCCGCGTGGCGAACACGCCAGCCGGGCCGTTGACCGCAGGCATCGCATCATAGAACGGCAGCCCGGCTGCGAGGTCGTCGGTGAGGATGGCCGGCACCGGAACCGCAGCCGGGCTCACGGTATTGACGACCGCGATCATGATCGCGGTGATGTCGACCCGGGTCCAGAGGATGTGGATCCGGTCGCCCGCGGCCAGGCACCGGACGTCCTTGGCGTTCGCGTTCGCATCCAGCTGTTGCTGGCTCAGCAGCACCCGCCCGGTGGCGGCCTCGAGCACGTCGCACCAGACGCCACCGCGGCTGTCCTCCCACGCTACGACGCGCACCCCGTTGCGCTCGGCGACGTCGGGCTGCGTCTGCACGGTGCCGCTGCGCGCGATCGGCCGCGTGGTGCAGGTCGTTGCCGCGACCTCGCCGGCGTCGGCCCACGTGTCGTCGCTGGGCCGGTATGAGAAGCAGCGCTTGTCGGTGAAGACGAGCACCTCACCGGTCGGGGTCTGCGCCATCCCGCGAGCGTTGGTGACATTGCCGCCGCCGTCCTGGATCAGCGTCGAGAGCGCGCGGTAGCCGTTCCGCTTGCTCGCCGTGAACTGCTTCGTCAGGATGCAGTTCTGCAGGTCGAGCAGCTTGGTGATCGGGACCTGCTTGCTGTCGGTCCGGGTGTCGATCCCGGCCCCGAGGCTCAGCGCGAACGCGCCGCGGTTCAGCGCCAGCGACGGCGCGCCGTCAGGGCGGCGATGCGCGAAACCTGGTGCGCGGTCAGCGGGCGGGCGGCCATCGAGGCCATCCTACCGACACCTGAGCGCGTTGTGAAGCGGCTTACGAAAGGTCCCCTCTTACCGCCCGGACCTCGCTGCAGCTGGCCGGGTCGGTCTCGGAGGCTGGATGGTGCTCTCGGACTTTCCAGCGAAGGGCTCCGACGTTTCCAGAGGTTGCGAGCGGCGGGACTTGCACCCGCGACCTCCAGGTTATGAGCCTGGCGAGCTGCTACTGCTCCACGCCGCAGATCACGTTCTACCGCCTGAACGGCTTCTATGTCCAGTTGTTCTCGGAACCACGCGGCCGATCGCTGACGATCGCTGACCGTGCGCCGGTCCGCTGATCACCCGCCCAGGGTCTGCACGCGCTGCCGGACCAGCGAGAAGCTCGGCGTCCCCGTGTCGTTTGTGGTGGTTAGCTTACAGTAATGAGAGGCAGGCACCCGGAACACCATAGGAATCGTTGACGCCACGGTCTGGGCCAGGCCGATGGTCAGGGTCCCGGTGTTCGACACCGCCGCCGTTTCGACCTCGGTCGACGGCGAACTGCTGCTGTCGCACAGCAGGTGGACGCTGCCGCCGGCGCCGCCGCTCACAGTCAGCGCGGCGGTGATCGACACGGTGACGTAGAGCTCGGTGTCGTGGCTCGCGTCCAGCTGGATCGCGCTGCCGTTGAGCGAGAATGATGGCGAGCTCGAGCCGGTGACCAGCGCGCCGGGTCCGGTTGCGCCCGTGGCTCCGGTCGCGCCGGCAGCCCCTGTGGCACCCGTCGGTCCGGTGGCGCCCGTTGCCCCCGCTGGGCCCGTCGCACCGGTTGGCCCGGCGCCGGCCGGGTTGACCTCCCAGCGGTTGTCGCCGGTGCCCTGGTACACGCCGTCGAGGTACGTGACCGGGGCGCTGTACAGCGAGCTCTGGCCGAAGCCAAAGCTCGAGCTCACCCAGCTGTAGATGACCATGCTGCACGCATCGCTGTCTCCGGGATACGTGTGGGTGATCGTGGCCGGGTAGCTGTGCGTCGAGTCGTAGTGGTAGATCACCGGCAGCCCCGGGGTGCAGTCGGCGGCGACCAGACGTGGGGCTGTAATGGCGACCAGGAGGGCGAGGTAGGCAAGGATGGGCTTCATGGTGGGTCGGAGAGTACCACCGTGCGCCCGCGCGCGGACCGTGGTAGCCTCACCTCGATCGACGGTGTCTCCTTGGGGGTCGGGCCCGGCAGCGCGCTCTTGCCTGCCGGGCCCTTCGTGCTTCTGGCCGGGCTCGCCGATGCTCAGTCCCCGATCGCCGTGTCCTCGTCGGCCGCCCACAGCGATTCGAGATGCCGGCGGACCGTCGCGACGTCGGCGGGGGGCATCCCGGCGCGCACCAGCGCGGCGCAGCCGATCGCCCCGTACTCGCGACGGGTCACCGGCGGCTGTCGGCGCTCGGCGATGGTGAGGAGGTCGCGGGCGGGCGGGGTGTGCTGGCGTCTTGGTGTCGGCATGGCCTGCATCCTGGTCCGGAGTGCCGCGCGGCGCGCGCCACGTACCGAACGTTGCCGCCGCGCGCCTATGTCACCCGCAAGGTGACCGCGAGGCGCCGAATTCCCACATCGCCGAGCGCGGCGCCGTCCTGCCACGATGGCGCGATGTTTCCGTTGCTGTCGAACCTGTCAGACCAGCAGACCACCAGGCCAGTCGAGCGCGCTGGCGCGGACGAGGACGACGCCTTCACCCCACATGACGCAATCCGTGCGTGCCTGGGCTGGCCACGCCTCGAGCGCAGAACAGTCGCTCCCGCACACCCCACGCAGAATGCCAGTCCGGATTCGCGGAAATCCGCGTAGGGTACAGCAGCCGGCGCGGTGCCGTTTGCTCTGACCTCGCTGACTACAGGTCACGACGCCGCGCCGGCCTTGCGTATATTGCCACAGGCGCACGGTAGAGGAGTGATTCTCACTGTCCGGATTGCGTCCGAATCGCGTTAGGTCGCGCACCGCGATGGTCTTCTCACTGAGATACCACCTGATAGGTGGTGGCCAACCGCGACTCCGGTCGCCTACCCTGCATGGGCGGACGATTGCTCTCGCCCGCGGAAAGTGAGTGGATATGTCATCGCTGACTCGTATTTTTGCATCGGTGTGCGCGCTCGCCACAGTACCTGGGTGCGACACATCAGAATTCCCGCAGGAGATCGCTGCGACTCAGCAGGTGCTGACCTCGGACGGCATGGTCACGCTTCCCAGCACCGGATGGGGAGACAGCGGAGTGACGACTTCACCGCCGCCGGCCGGCTGGGCCACGGGATCGATCGCGTGGTGCTGCACCAATTGGTGGGTTCCGATCCCGGTGAGTTCGGGCGATGTGATCGGATCGGTCGCCGC